TTCATTATACGGACATTTGTTACAGGCTGAATACTGCAGACGGGAATTTGCCTATTTCATCAAGACCATGTGGAGTGAGTTATCCTCAGAGGAACTTAAGTGGAACTGGCATATGGAATATATTGCAGAAATATTATCTCGCATAGCACATAGGGTGGCAGATGGATTACCCAACGCTGGTGATTTGATAATCAACCTGCCACCTGGTTCCAGTAAATCATCCTTGGTCAGTGTTATGTTTCCAGTATGGTGCTGGACTAACTGGCCATGGATGAAATTCATAGTTTGCAGTTATAGTGGTGCACTGGCATTAGAACAGGCTGAATTGAGCAGGGATTTAGTGAAATCAGACACATTTAAAACATTGTTTCCGAACATAACCGTTAAACGGGATAAAGACACTAAATCTAATTTTAAGATTGAAGTTAAGAATTATGATGGTTCTACTACAGTAGGTGGTAACAGGTATTCCACTTCAGTTGGTGGTACCTTGACTGGATTTCATGCTCACATATTGATAGTTGATGACCCGATAGACCCTAACAGGGCAGTATCAGAAATTGAGCTTAACAAGGCCAACAGGTGGATAGACCAGACACTGTCCACTCGTAAGATAAACAAAAATGTAACTCCTACTATCATGATTGCACAGAGATTACATGAAAATGATCCTGCTGGTCATATTATGAGTAAAGAGAACAAAAAATACTTTAATATTTGCATTCCTGGTGAAATAAGGAATTATAGGCATAAAGTCAATCCACCAGAGTTAATTCAATTTTATAGGGATGATTTGCTTGATCCTGTCAGAATGAACTGGGATGCATTACAGAACCTTGAAATAGACCTAGGACAGTACGGATATGCCAGCCAGATAGGACAAGACCCTATTCCTGCTGGTGGTGGGTTGTTCAAGGTGGATAACTTCAATATAGTGGATGAAGTAGAAGATAAGATAGCCATAACCGTTCGAGCTTGGGATAAAGCATCCACTGCTGGCGGTGGAGCCTATACTGTCGGTGTAAAGATGGCCAAGACAATAAATAATAAATTTGTAATCTTGGATGTAATCAGAGGTCAATGGTCAACCGATAAAAGAGAACAGATAATTAAGGACACCGCAGAGATGGACGGCAGACGAACGATAATATACATTGAGCAGGAACCTGGTAGTGGTGGTAAAGACAGTGCTTTAGCCACTATAAGAAATTTAGCAGGGTTCTCTGTATATGCCGATAAACCGACTGGTGATAAGGTTTACAGAGCAGACCCGTATAGTGTACAGATTAACAATGGTAATGTGTTTTTAATTAGGGCACCATGGAATTATGCATTTGTAGAGGAACACAGGTATTTTCCGTTAGGCAAATATAAAGACCAGGTGGACGCAGCAAGTTTAGCTTTTAGTAAGTTAACAGCTACAAGACGTGCTGGCCCTATATTAAGATAGGTAGGTGAAAACATGCCAAGAACCAGCAAAGTTAAAGCATTAGAGGAAAGAATAAATACGTTAAGTGCAATAGTTGGCAGGGCCAATCTATTGGCTAGACTTGGCTTTTCCTATGGTGGAGAACGGGATATTTACAATGCTTTAGGTTATCCTAAGAATTTAACTTTTGATGATTATTATGTGCAGTACAGACGACAGGATATTGCCAAGGCCATTATAGATAGGCCAGTTAGTGCCACATGGAGAGGCAAAATTAGCGTAATAGAGACTGAGGAAAGATATACGGAATTTGAGAAAGGTTGGGATAAATTAGATTCTCAACTGAACTTAAGAGCTAAATTTGCCCGTGTTGATAGACTGGCTGGATTAGGTCATTATGGTGTCTTACTATTAGGATTTGATGATGTGAAGTCAATCTCCGATATGGCCAATCCAGTAAGAAAAGGCAAAAGACAATTGAAGTATGTCAAACCATTATCAGAAGTAAGTGCAAAGATACAGGAATGGGATAATAACCCTAATAGTGAAAGATATGGATTTCCTCAAATATATCAACTGATGCTGGAATTAGCGGACACATCTACCATAACGATAAATGTGCATTATAGCAGGATAATTCATATTCCTGGGCAATTACTTGAAGGTGAAATAGAAGGTATGCCTAGGCTTGAAGCAGTGTTTAACAGATTATTAGACCTTGAAAAGGTAGTTGGCGGTTCTGCAGAAATGTTTTGGCGTGGTGCCAGGCCAGGATTTAAAGGTATTGTTTTAGAAGGATATGAAATGTCAAAAGAAGACGAAGCTGAACTTCAAAAGCAATTAGATGAATATGAACATGGTTTGCGAAGATTTTTGGTAAATAGAGGTGTGAACATTGATGCATTAGCCCAACAGGTATCCGATCCAAGAAACCATGTAGATGTTCAATTACAGATGATTAGTGCTGTAACTGGAATTCCTAGAAGGATATTAACTGGTAGTGAACGTGGTGAATTGGCATCTACCGAAGATAGAAATACTTGGCTTTCCATGATACAGGAACGCAGAGAGGAATATGCAGAACCTGTTATATTAAGGCCTTTTATAGATAAATGTATAGAGTTTGGTGTTTTGGCCAAGCCTAAAACTGACTATACTGTTCAATGGACTGACCTGTGGGCAGCCAGTGAAAAGGAATTGGCAGATATAGGACAGATTAGAGCAACTGCACTTAAAGACTATCTCATGGTTCCTGGTGCAATGGACGTAATACCTCCAGATGTATTCTATGAGAAGTTTTTAGGCCTAGGCAGAGATCAAATAGACCTTATTAAGGAACTTCAACTAAAGGGCATAGATGAGGACATACGTGGTAGTGCTACAGAAGAAGAAGAGGAGTTATTAGATGAGTCTTCAAACGTTGAGTGAAAATGAAAAACGTACCTTGATAACTAGATATGACCCAACAAGGACTACCACATTACGAAATCAGTTTGCCAGGAATATGCGTGGTAGGTTTGATAGAGTATGTGCAAAGATAAACAAAGCCATAATTGAACAGGATTGTTTTGGCATGCTATCAACCTATCAGGATATTCCACCTAGAAGGGCATATGATTTTCCTAGGAGTCAGGACAAGATAGCTGAATTTTTGAACTGGTTACAGGAGCAAATTGACAATGATATTCTTGAGGTTATACCTTATGCACAGCTTGGACAGGCAATAGAACAAGCATGGATGAATAAATTTATTCAAAGTGCATTCCAGAAAGGTATTTATATGGCAAGACAGGAATTAAAAAAAGCTGGTTATGCTATGCCAGATTTCTTACCAGATATAGATGTGATATTCAATGCTCCGTTTTATCTTGAGCGTGTAGGATTAGTTTATACAAGAACTTATACTGATTTAAAAGGAATCACCGATACTATGGCCAGTCAAATAAGCAGAGTATTAGCTCAAGGAATGGCAGAAGGCAGAAATCCAAGGGAAATAGCCAGAATGCTAACTAAAACGATAACTGGCCCTAGTGGAGATTTAGGATTGACAGACATACTTGGCAGATTCATTCCAGCCAAGAGACGAGCAGAGATGTTGGCCCGAACCGAAATAATAAGGGCGCATCATCTAGCTAAAGTACAGGAATATCGTAACTGGGGAGCAATAGATGTGAAGGTAAAGGCTGAATGGGTTACTGCTGGATATAATGTCTGTGATAAATGTGCAGCGTTAGAAGGAAAGATATTTGAATTAGATGAAGTGGAAGGTATGATACCATACCATCCTAATTGCCGATGTACGATAGTGCCAGTTGAAACAGAAGAGGAGAGTGAATAAAATGCCTTGGACAGTAGACGATGTAGAGAGATTTCATAAAGGATTAACTGATCAGGAGCTTGAAATCGATGTAGTAGTTCAAATTCCTCCAATAAGAGAACGCTCTGTAAGAGTAAAAGTTAAAACTGTAGAAAAGAAGGAGAGATAGGAATGGCACAGATAAATATGAGTGGGCAGTATGCAACCACCGAAAAAGAAAAAAGGCAATGGGTGGAAGTAGCTAATTCGGTGCTTGAACGCTGTCTGAAAGAAGGCAAAGACCAAAACACATGTGAAGTGTCAGCCATTAAACAGGCCAATGGCGTAGTAGGTAACAACAGTTATTCACTTATTAATACCAATGCAGGATACACTATATCAGTTAAGAAACATGAAGGTGAAAAACACCTAGTCGTTCCTGTGGTTATGATGGTTGAAGGTGTGCATAATGGAAGTCATGGGCCTTTGTTCCATCCAGCAACTGAACTTGGCAAATTTCCAGAAGTGTGGAATGGTATACCTGTTATAGTGAGACATCCTCAGAAAAACGGTATGTATGTATCTGCCAACTCTCCAGATATAGTGGACGAACAGGTTATTGGTAGAGTATACAATACTAAGTTTGAAGATGGTAAGCTTAAAGCTGAAGTGTGGATAAATGAACACAAAGCATCGTTGGTCTATCCAGAAATACTTAGTTGTTTAAGGAAAGGCCAACCAATTGACGTAAGTGTTGGTGTATTCACCGATGACGAATATATCTCTGGTGAGTGGAATGGTGAGAAGTATGTTGGTATAGCCAAGAACCATAGGCCAGATCACCTAGCATTATTGCCTAATGAAAGAGGTGCATGCTCTTGGACTGATGGCTGTGGTATAAGGCTAAATAAAGAAGGTAATACTCCTTTGGAAGTTTACAAACTATCTTACAAAGGAACCGAAAGCACTGAGTGGTCTGCACCAGCTTTACAGGATTTTGGTGTTGATGGTAGGTGGGAAGATTTACCAAGAGAAGAACGAGCCAGAATAGCTGCTCATTTCTTAATTGGAGATGCTGATGCACCTACATTTCAGGACTTAAAGTTTCCAGTAGTAAATCCTAAAACTGGTAAACTTAATGAGCGTGCTTTAAGAGCTGTTATTGGTGGTAGAGGATCACAAGTTAAGGGGGTGAGTGATGAGGAGCGAAAACGAGCAAGGCGACAGGCATATAGATTGCTTGTGGAAGAATTTGATGTAGACTTGGAAATTCCACCAATGTCTGCATTAAAAGAAAACAAAAAAGGAGGTAGAAAAATGGAAGAGAAAGTTAAACTTCTAATTCAGTCTGGCAAATTCGATGAGAAGGACGCAGAATGGTTAGGCACTCTTCAAGAGGAACATCTTGATAAGTTAATAGACCTAACTAAAGCAGAGCCAGCTAAGATTGAGGTGAATAAGGAAGCCGTGTTAGAAGAGTTGAAGGAGCAGTTTAAGGATTTGAATGTGTATCTTGATATGGCACCTGTTGAAATACGGGAGCAGATTGGTTTTGGTATAAAGCTGTTACAGGAAAAGAAACAAGAATATATTGACTACATAAAGACCAATTCTGCATCTAACGTATTTAGTGATGATGAGCTAAAGTCTATGAAGATTTGTCAGCTTGAGAAGTTGGCAAAGGCCATTCCACCCAAGGTAGATTATACTGCTATGGGTGCACAGCAGGTTAATGTGGCTGCTAATAAAGTGAAGCCGTTACCGCCTGCAGGAATTAAATTTGATTAAGGAGGAGGGAAAGTAGATAATGGCAAAAAATACGATTAAGCTAAAAAAGTATAGTGATGTAATTGAGGAGTTTGTAGCTGGTGCTGCTATAACTCCAGGTATGTTGGTTGCTCTTAATGCCAGTGGTGCAGTAATTCCTCATGGTGTAGCAAGTGGCAATGCCATTCCTATGTTTGCACTTGAGGACGAGCTACAGGGCAAGACTATTGATGATGAGTATGCTGCTGATGATCCAGTACAGGTGTGGATAGCTGGTCGTGGAGATATTGTTAATGCAATAGCTGGTGATACTATTACTGCTGGTGCTTTTCTTGTTAGTGCTGGCAATGGTAAATTAAAACCAGTAGGAACTGCTGCCACAGTCAATGTAACCGCTACCGTTGCTGCAACAGATGCAACTATATCCAGTCTTGAGTTAGATCTTACTGATTTGTCCCTAACGTTAACTGAAAGTGGTGGAACCTATACTGGCAGTGGTACTGGTAAGGCTGCAAGTACAGCAAGCACGTCTGCAAATCTTAATGCAACATTTTCTGGAACTGGAACTGGGTCGGTGGCAGTAGATGCATTGGCTATAGTAGGGCAAGCTTTAGCTGCTGCATCTAGTGGCGATAGAGTAGCAGTACGAATTATATAGGAAGGAGGTCAAAGATTAGATGAATGCACAAGTTGATTTAATT